AAACTTTTATAAATAGATTTATAAGAAGTATTGATAATGCAAAGTCAAGTTTGTTAACTAAAGAAGAATTATTAATAAAAATCAAAAAAAAGATAGATGAAAAACAATGAATTACTTGCTCCTTTAGAGTGGCATAATGCAAAAAGAAAAGTTAAAGATTTAGTGCCTTATGAATATAATCCTAGAAAATTAACCGAAGAGAAAAAACAGCTTTTAATTAAAAGTATTGAAAAGTTTAATCTGGCAGAAGTGCCAGCAATAAATTTAGATAATAAAATTATAGCAGGACATCAGAGAATAAAAGTCCTAATGGATTTGGGTAGAGGAGATGATGAGATAGATGTTCGTGTGCCAAATAGAGCGTTAATTGATAAAGAATTTAAAGAGTATAATATTACGAGTAACGTTCCTGTTGGATTTTGGGACGTTGATGTGTTAGATGCTCATTTTGAAGATATAAATTTGTTAGAATTAGGTTTGAATTTAGAAGAAATAAACATTCCTACAGACCTTTTTCAAGATGATATTAGTAATGAAGATGAAGAGGATTTTGAACCAGAACTACCAGTTGAACCAATAACTAAAGCTGGAGATGTTTATGAGTTTATTAGTAATCAAAAAGGAATTACCCACAAACTTGTTTGTGGAGATAGTACGGATGCTAAAACCTATAAATTACTTGGTGATGAATCTTTTGATTTAATAGCTACTGATCCACCATATAATGTTAATTATGAAGGAGGTACTAAGCAAAAATTAAAAATTCAAAACGATAATATGTCTGGAGATGACTTTTATAGCTTTCTATATATGTTTTTTCAAGAGGTTTTTGTAAAAAGCAAACCAGGAGCACCAATATATGTGTTTCATGCAGATAGTGAAGGTGCTAATTTTAGAATGGCATTAAAAAACGCAGGTTTTAAATTAACTCAGTGTTTAATATGGGTTAAGAATAGTATTGTAATGGGAAGACAAGACTATCACTGGAAACATGAACCTTGTTTATATGGGTGGAAAGAAGGTGAGGCTCATAAATGGTATAGTGATCGTAAACAAAGCACGGTATTGGAGTTTAATAAACCACTAAGGAGTAGTGAGCATCCAACAATGAAGCCTTTAGATTTGTGGTGTTATATAATCAAAAATAGCTCTAAACAAAAAGATATAGTTGCTGATCCTTTTGGTGGATCAGGAACGACACTAATTAGTTGTGAAAAATTATGGAGGCAAGCAAGAATTATCGAGCTTGGTTCAAATTATGTAGACGTTCATGTGTCTAGATATATTAAATACATGAATGAGAATAAATTAGACTTTACTATTAAAAAGAATGGAAAAAAATTAAAAACAGAAGATTTAAACAAGTATTTAAATGAGTAAACTACCATTTAAAATAAAAAAAGGAGATACCACGTTGGAGAAAATTATGGCTCACCATATTGATCCAACAAGGTTTCCTTTGTCTCCAAAATTAGAAACTATTAGAAAACGTTGGTCGGAGGTTTTGACTTTAAGTTTTAATTATTATTCACCACAACAAATTGTGAATAAGCTAATGGAGGATCATGGGGTTGGTTTGGCTCAAGCTTACTTAGATGTTAAAAATGCGCAGACATTATATGGAAATGTAATGGAGTCTGACAGAAAAGGAAAACAAGCAATATTATACGAGTATGCTCATAAATATTATCAAAGATCTATTCAGGCTAAAGATTTAAAAGCACAAGCAAAAGCTTTAGAATTAATGGCTAAGTTTGGTGGTTTAGACGAGGTGGATTTAGCAGATTTTAACCCAGAGAAGCTAGAAAATGTAGAGATTAAATTTAGTGTTCCTAAAGAATATTTAAAATTATTAAGTATAGAAAATACTAAGGCAGTCCAAGACTTTAATGCGTCTGGTCCAATATTAGATATAACTCATCAAGAAGTAGGAAATGAAGAAGATTAAAAAAATAGAGTTAACAGTTCCACAAGCTTCTGCTTTTATTAATATGAAGCAGAAAAACTACTGGGAATGGGGTAGAGGAAGTGGTAAATCTACAGCTTTAGCTTATGGTATGAGACAATTTGTAACGCAAATGCCTAGAGCTTCTTTTTTTTTAGTGGGTGCGACTTATTCGCAAATTTTATCGCGTACATTACCTTCTACTATTGAAGGATTAGAAATGTTCAATATATATCAAGATGTTGATTATGTTGTTGGAAGGTCTGGTAAAAAAAATGGGTTTGCAATGCCTTTTCAGCCACCAAACCAATGGAATAATATTATTCATTTTAGTAATGGCTCAATATTTCAGTTAGTTTCATTAGATAATCCAAACACAGGACGTGGATTAAACTCTTATGGAGGTATTGGTGATGAAGCTGCATTGCTTGATCCAGAAAAACTATACAACAATGTAAAAACGACCAATAGAGCAAAAAAAGAAATTTTTAAAAAAGCATCTATGTTAGGAGCAGAAATATATGCGTCCTCAACACCAGTAAATAAAAAAGGTAAATGGTTTACTGATATTGAAAAAGAAGCTGTGAAGCGTCCAGACCTATACTATTTTAGTAAAGCTAATGCCTTTTGGAATCCACATATACGACACAGTTGGTTTGCCGAAATGAAAGCAGAAGCACCAAGCGAACTATTATACAATGCCGAAATACTAAATATCAGACCAAAAGAGATTACAGATGGGTTTTATGCTAACTTAACAGCAGATCATTATTATAATGACCATGATAACACCTACCTAGAAACTATTGGTGTTACCTTTAATAAAGGTGAACATTACAATTGTAACCAAGATAATGACGTAAGGACCAACGAGCCTTTAATACTATCATTAGACTTTGGAGTCTTTAACTGCTGTGTAGTATCACAGATGCAAGATATGTGCTACAAGGTATTAAAATCCTTTTGGGTTAAGTCGCCAAGACTATTGGATGATCTAATACTAGAGCAGGTAGTACCATATTACAGACCACACCAAGAGAAGATAATCCATTTGTATGGTGGTCACGATGGTAACAACCGCTTACCAAACTCTAGTCGTACACTATTCCAACAGGTAACAGACATACTAGAGCGTAATGGATGGACTGTGTATCAAATGACTAGAGGTGCAGCAACAACACATTATGATAAATACTTATTGTTTAATGCTATACTTAAAGGTGACGACAATAGATTACCAAAACTGCTAATTAACGAAAGTAATAATGCAGATCTTATAATTGCATTAGAGCGTGCAGAAGCTACTGAAGGGACAACAGGTGGAGTCTCCAAAAACAAAAAGGACGAACGCAACAAAGAGTTTCCACAGCAACACGCAACTCATTTAACAGATGCATTTGATGTGCCACTAGCCACGATGTTTAACGACATATTCCAGAACCGTAACCAGTTTGCCAACGAAATGGCAATTCGTACAAGTTAATTTTCATATTTCCTAGATATATCAAAAGTGTATAGTGTTAAATTTTATAGGGCATGGCGTGGTTTTTTGTCAGATTTTAGAAACTAAAAACAAAAATATACACTTAAATTACTGGTTATCAATTAGTTAATTGTTTTTTTTTTAGAAAACTCTATTTATTATTGATTTTTTTTTCTGTCCTATTTTATAATCAGCTGTTTATTCATTTTTACATTATGAAAAACGATAATGTTATTAGTTTAAATGAAGCTCTTAAAATCTTTTCTTTAAAAGATGGAAAGGGGATGTACAAACCTTTTAGTATGTCTTACAGAACATTTAATGAAACTAGTAAAAAAGGTGGTAAGCTTATTAATTATGATAATGTAAGGTATTTGCCAAGCGCAAAAACAGACATTGTTGTAAACGAAGACAAAACAGTAAGGCCTCCAAATCATTTTTTAAATAGAACTAGAAATATAGAGCTTCAATCTGGAGATATTAAGTCCATAAAAATTGATTTTATAATTTCTATAAACAATAAAAAAGTAATTTACTAATGAGCGATTTTTTGTCTACACACATAGCAGTTTCTAAATACAAAGGGCATAACGCTTTAGTGACTTTTAAAAACACTACAGACAGATTAGATGATACTGTTACATCTGTAAAAGTTGATGTAAAAGAAAAAACAGGAAGCATTGCGTCTTGGGGACCACAAAATGACTACCCACAAAAAGTACAAGAAGCTGTAAGGCTTAATGGATCTGCATCTTCTGGATTACGCTTTTTGCGTAAAGCACACTATGGTAACGGTTTAATAATGTTTAGAGAAGAAACCACAGACACAGGCCAACGCAAAAAAGTAATTGTACCATTATCAGATGTGGAGCAAATAGACACCTTTTTTAAAACCTCACAAGTTAGACGCTTTGCACAAGAAACAATCATGGACCTAGAGTGGTGGTCTTTAGCGTTTCCAGAGTACATTTTAAGCAACAACTTTGCAACCATTAATCGTGTAAAAAGACAAAGAGCATCCTGGACACGCTTTGAATTAATGAACGAAGAAAACGGTCTAGTAGAATACGTTTACATTTCAGAACGCTTTGGTAAAGGCTCAGTGGACCTAGAAGGTGACTATGTCGAAAAAGTGCCACTTATAGACTCTTACTGGTCACCAGATCAAGTAAAAGAATACTGTAAAGCCAACAATATTAAAAAATTTATAAGACCAGTCTTTTATCCTTTACTAGACGAAGCCTTTTATCCTAAACCAGAATGGCATGCCATTTTAAACTCTGGGTGGTTAGATGTTGCTAACTCAGTGCCAGAACTTAAAAAAGCACTTTTTAAAAACCAAATGACTATTAAATATATTATTGAAATAGACGAACGCTATTTTCAAGCAATATATCAAGGCGAATGGAACAAATTTACACCAGACGAGCGTAAATCAGTACGTCAACAAGTAATAGACGACATCAACGACGGACTAGTAGGCAGTCAAAAAGCAGGAAAAACAATCCAGTCTATGATGCTTACAGGACCAGACAACAAACAATACTCAGCAGTTAAAATAACACCAATAGACGACAAGCTAAAAGATGGCTCATATCTGCCAGAAGCAGAAGCAGCAAACTCTGAAGTATTATTTGCGCTTGGTGTAGATCCAACACTAATTGGTGCAGGTATTCCTGGTGGAAAATTAGGAGCAGGATCTGGAAGCGATAAACGAGAAGCATTTACAATCCTATCTGCACTTAAAAAAACAGATCGCGAAACAACACTTGAAATATTTGAGTTTATCCAACAATATAATAACTGGGACCCAACAATCAAATTTGGGTTTGAACACACAGTGCTACAAACCTTAGACGTAAACCCAACAGGAACACAAACTGCAACAACATGATTTTAGAAACAACAGAAGAGCTAAAGCAATACATATCCATTGCAGATAGTTTTCAGATTGAAAACTTCAAACCCTACATCACAAAAGCAGCAAACACCTTTACAAAAAAGTATGTTGGAGACTTGCATATTATATTACAGGACGAAGCCACAGGAGACAACGCAGACATCAAAAACCAAGCACGTAAACACCTCCAAAATGCAATTGCTAATTTTGGATGGTTTAAACACATACCATTTGCAAAACTAATAATAGACTCATCTGGTATATCAGTATCAGACACCACCAACCGTAAAGCAGCATCCTATGGTGATATAAAAGACATACGTCGTGAGTGCCTACAAGCAGGACACGAAGCAATGGATCTATTACTAGAAGTACTAGAAGCAAATCCAGAAGTCTTTACAGATTATGCAACCAATTACAGCACAATAAACAACCAATTACTAGTTAATAAAGCAACCGTATTTAGTAAATACTATAACATTAACGACTCGCGCCAAGTCTACCTTGCATTACAACCTACTTTACGTTTGGTAGAAGACCAATATTTAAAAACATTTATATGTCCAGAGCTAATAAATGCACTTAAAATAACACCAGAAGACGCATCCACAGAACAAAAAGAGCTGTTAGAAAAATTAAAAGAGCCATTACAAAAAGCAATGGTAGCATTTACAATATCTAAAGTAGCATCCATTGGATTATTTACACTAGCAACAGATGGTTTACGTCTTAATTTCGAGACCTATTTGGACAACCGTAACCAAGCAGTAGACTATGGTTTACCAGCACAACAGGTAAAACAACTATTAGCAGACCAAGCATCCAATGCAAGTATCTTTTTGCAACAAGCAAAACAAATTATAACAGACAATCTAGAAGGCTTTACACAATGTAGTGAGCCATTAATTAACAACACAACAAACACAAATACATACAGCTCGTATAATACGACTGGAGTTTTTGGACTATAATTTATGGCAGTACACGCATCAAATAATCCGTTTTCATGTAGCCAATCTACACCAGGAATAATTATACAAGACCAGACAGTTTATGGTACACCTACTGAAAACGAATACAGCAACAATGCACAAATGATTGCAGATCAAACTAATCAAACCAGTGGTTTTTTTCAGTTTGTGCAAGACGCTAGGACACCAGAGCAAATAAGTAATAACTTAACTGCTTACAGTTCGTATTACGAGTATTTAGGTACAACAACTAATAATATTTCAGATTATAGACAATTAACTGCAACAGAAACACAACAACTAGTCACTACACCATTTAACCACCTTACCGTTAAACAAATAGAGACTACACAGATACTAGAGACCGATCCGTTTATTTCAGTATCATTTATGTATGATGCAGTAACAGGCAAAATCCAATCTGCAATATTTAATCCAGTGTTTACAAAGTACCTTACCAGGTACATGGATTTGCTAAGTAGCACGTCTTTAACATTGCAGTTTTGGAACACAACCAATAATCTTGGTTTAGCTGCAACTATTACAAATTTTGAGTTTACAGAGTCCACAGGTACATCACTATTTTTAAAAGCAGATTTGGTAAACACTATCGATCAAGCAGACCTTAAAGTGGGTGATATATTGGTTACAGATATAAGTATTGGTGGTGTTAGTGCTATAACAATAGATGCTTTTATGTCTAGCACATCAACAAATCCAGTGCAAAATAAAGTGGCTAAAGCGTATGCAGATACTAAATGGAGTAAAGGGTTAATTGAAGTAGATAGATATGAGAATATACCATTTAAAGAAGCGTATTATGTTATAACAAAGTATGTTGGTCCAGATGAAGATGGTGATGAATATCAATTGGATCTGCCAACTAATATTTATCGTTTTGAAGATGATAGCACGATTCCTTCGACTTTATTTTTAAATTTTGATTCAATTGAAAAATATTGCGTTGTAAAACGAGAGCTGATTTCAGCTTTAACAGATTTTGATGATGATAATGCGTTAAATCCAATATTCGTGGACACTATATATAGTGCTAATGGTGATAGATTAGGGCTTATTTATCCACAAGGTGGTGGAAATACAATCATAGTGGATGATAATGTGTTTTTGCAAAGTGTCTTTTCAGAAAGTGTCTATAAAAAAACGAAAACAAAAACAGATAATTATCAGTTAATTATTAGTATTAAAAAATCAGCTAGCAATTACAGTAACGGATTATTTACTTTAGATTTTAGTTTTTCAGATTACATTAAAATACATAAAGCTGAAGTTTGGCTAAACAATAAAAAAATAGACAATTGCGAAATTGGGTTAATTGAAAGTGAAACTGAAAACAAACTTGGTGTTTTAGATTATTCTGGAGATTTTGAAAATGATATTGCTGAAAGTCAACTAACTATAATTTTAGACTATTCCGAAACAACAGCACCAAACGCAACAAAAAGGATTAACCCTTTTGTAAACAATACGCTAGCAAATGTTGTTAACCTAGAAACCAACACCACGCACTCTAACGCAATGGTGTTAACTTTTAATGAAGTTTACGGAACATTTACAAACACTATTTTTAAGGCAACGTCACCAAATATTTTAGATTTTTTAAGCCAATCGTTTAAAACTGAAATAGCAGAAAATAATGTGGATTTTATGTTTTCTGCTGGACCAGAACGTGACTTCTTAAAATTGAATACTTTAAAAGATGCTTATGGTATAGTGCCATGTGGAAGTAACGACCTTACACGAATAGACCTAACAGATGCAATTGATAAATTTCCATCCAACTACATAAGTGTTACATCTAGAAGTGAAGCTGACAATACTGGTACAGATCCTTTAGGCACATCATATGGGTTTGGTACAGAGTTTAACGAGCCAACACTATCTGCAGATTTAAACGCTCAAGGCTTAACAGGATGGGCAGGAGATAACGAGCATCAACAATCACCAGCAACTGCAATTGTAGCAGCTAAGCTTAAAAAAATTAAAGATGCAACAAACGCAACTTGGGACATTGTAAGGGAAGCAGCAAGACGTAGTGCATCAAACTATGGAAGCTACAATATTTATAGAGGATTTGGTGTAATAGACGTTGCAACAGCAATAGCACAAGTACCAAATGTCCAAAAAGAAAGAAGCTTAGTATTAGCAGAATACTGGAAACACGCAACACCATTTAATCAAAACTTATTTTTTGAAGATAAAAGCGACTTTACACCATTAGTTAAAAGAGATTTGGATAGTTTTCCTTTTAGAACTACTGTCGAATTTTCGCTTTCAGGAGGAAACTCGGCAACTACAGATTGGTGGTTAATAAACACAACAGTAGGCAATATTGATGCTTCTAATTTATATAATTCAGTAAGTGGCTTAACTCCATCTAACGACTTTTTAAATGTAAACCCTAATATGTTGTCAAGAATAGTAGCTAATAGATGCAGAATAAAGTCAGTATCTGTTCAGGGAAGGTCAAATATAGGTAATGGTATTGTAGATATTGTGGTGCTTGCATCAAAAGCAACAACATTCCCAGTCGGTACAACTCTTGAAAATAATAAAATAGTAGCTAGGGCGAATATAAATCTTAGTTTATACAATAGCAGTTTTTTCAAGATAAGGTTTACATCTGATGAGATTACTTCAAATGTTATTCAAGAGTTCAGCGAACTAAGAGTGTTGTTTAATAACAATGGGCAAGCTTGTAACTTCTTAGTGTCTTCTGTTTTAGTAGAATTTGAAAATATAATTGCATTATGAAAATAGGTATTGAGAAAGTAAGACCTCTAAATGATAGAGTTATAGTAGAAAAGTTATACAAAAAAGAAGAAAAAACACAATCTGTATTACACAACAATTACTAATGTGTTGGCTTTTAGACCTATTTAGTCCAAAAAGCAAACCAATAAAGGACATTGTAGTAATAGATCCAATTATAGTTAAACCAACACCAATACCAGACGTTATGAGTTATCCACCATTTAAGCAACCAACCACACAGCAGTTAATTGCTAAGTATGGTCAACCTAATGTGACTGGTAAAGGCTATTTAACTATAATTAATCTACCATATCCAATGCGTTTAGCATGGGATTTAGACCATAAAGTCACCAGAATGAGTTGCCATAAAGATGTGGCACAAGATTTTTTAAACGTCTTTAATGATCTGTTTAACCATTATGGATATGACCAGATAGTCAAATTAGGCATAGACCTATTTGGTGGATGCTTTAATTACAGACGTATGCGTGGTGGTACAAGCTGGTCCACACATGCATTTGCAATAGCAATAGATTTAGATCCAGCACGTAATAAGTTAAAAGAAACCAGTAAAACAGCACGCTTTGCTAAACCAGAATACAAACCAATGATTGACATCTTTTATAAACATGGCTTTATTTCTTTGGGAATGGAAAAAAACTATGATTGGATGCACTTTCAAAAAAGATAACAATGTGTAAATAAATGGATAATCAAACCTAACACGATTAAACATTAAAATTAAAAGATGGAAAATTATTTAAAACTATGTATTGCAGGTGCAGCAGCTTTTTTAAGCACGTTTCAGCTAAACTATAAGCACTATGCAGATGATGCAGGATTGTTTGATATTGCCTTTACAAAAAACGACATAACCATTGTCTTTTTAGTAACCACGTGTTGGCTAATAAAACTGCTATTGGATAAAAATAATCCAACAGTAAAAACACCAGACTTATTAGATGTATTTGGTAGTTGGTTAATCACTTACGTATTAACAGCATCTACCTATGCATTTGTTATATATAAAAATATCGAGATTGGAGCAGTCCTATTTCTAATGGCATTATTTGCAATATTCAGCACAGACTTTTTAAAACTACTAACCGAAAAAGAAGCCAAAGAGCAATTTAAAAACTCAATAATAACAATCATAAAAGCATTAACAGACAAGCTGTCCAAATTAATATCGTAATGGAAAAACAAACACTTTTAAGCTATATAGGCTTTATTTTCATAATAATAATGTACGCATTGTTGCTGTATGTATGGTCCAACGCAAAAAAGCATTTAACACCAGTAGTACGTAACACAATATTTGTTGGCATCCTGTATATAGGATCATTAAAAAGCATGGATTTTGCAAACGGATTAAATCTGTTTGATCGCTATTTAATTGTGCATCTATTTTTAGCATCATTAATCTACTTTATTTTAATAGGATTTAGGTTTCATAATAAAGTCAGTTATGCATGGCGAATTACAAAATTAAAAAACGTCTTTAAATGGCAACGCTGTAAAGCATCGTTTGGATTAATGCGTCAAGTGATAAATGAAAGGCAGATGCAACAAAAAATGGTTAAATCATGCAATAAAGACTGCACCAAAAACGGTACAAAATGTTAAGTATATTAAACCTTAATAACTTTAAAAGCATTGCTATAACATTGGCAATAATAGCAGGTGTCTGGTATTATAAAGATGCAGAAAAAGCTAAAGCAGATTTAAAAGTACAAGCAGAAAATGCAACCATGATACGTAAATTTGATAGCTTAAAGTTTGCATCTGTGACTTATAATAAAGCAGAATTAGACGAGTATCTGGAGTACCAACGTAAAGATTTGCAGCAGTTTTTAAAAGACAATAAGGTAAACACCAGAAATATTGAGCAGATCATAACTCAAAAATTAGAGTACCTGGACAATATCCAGCGTAAAACAGACTTGCAACCAATTTTGGATGCGATAAAACAACGTCAAGACGTAAAAGTACCAATAGTAGATAGCACATCATGTTTGATAATAAAAGGATTTGTGGTATTTGAAAACGACACATTAAGCTTAGATATAACCGAACGTAAATTTAAAAATAGAAGTGATGTAGTTAGCTACTGGGAACGCAACCAATGGAGTTTTCTAGGTATAAAAACTAGGCTTTTTGGACGTAAAAAAGCAACAGTAATAATAAAAGACGACTGTGGCAACACAGAAACCTTTGTAATTGATAAGCGTAAAAAATAAATCAACTATGCAAAACCAAACCCTACAACAATTAATAGAAAATTTACCACCAGATTTGTGTCAACAAATAATGCAAACCAATGAGGTGTCAGAGTTGGTAAACCTTAAAAAGGTTTATTTAAAATATCCAGACACATTAACAGTCATTGATGCACGCATCCAAAACTTAACACATTTAGTTTAAATGAAGCTTAACATTAACATACCACAACAGTGGGACGATTTAACCACAAAACAATTAGTAAAAGTGGCACAAATTATTACCACAACTACACCAGGAACATTGCAAGTATTACTGTTACTTAAAACGCTAATGTCTTGTAAATGGTACACTTTTAAAAGCAATGCAAAACTAGTAGTGCTATTATTAAATGTACCAATGTCAGAGTTGGTTAATTATCTAGATTTTATTTATAAAGACAACAACAGGACTATATTTTTGGATAATCTAAAAATTAAAGGCACAACGTATTACAAGCCAATGGATAGGATTGTAAATCTAACTGCAGACCAATTTGCAGCAGCTTTAGACCTTAACAATAAATATTTACAAACAAAGGATTTAGAGTATTTGCAGTATCTAGTAGCAGTTTTATATCGTAAAACAAATGCACCAGAATTTGATAAACTAAATCTGCACACAGAAGCAGATGTATTTAAAAAACTAAAGAGTAGTACATTAATTGCAATACACATTGCATTTTCTGGATGCATAACTATTATAGCAAATAGATTTAAAAAAGCATTTCCAAAAAAGACCACAACCACAACTAAAAGTAATTATGGTTTTGGAAAAATCATACTAGAAATGACAAAAGGCGATCTGTCAAAACATCGTGCAGTAAAAAACGTCAATATCTACACTTTTTTAGAGCAGTTCCAAACAGACATCATTAACGCATCCAAAACACAATTATAATGGCACAATTATCAAGACAACTTACGTTTACTAAGCTAGTAGCATTTCACCAAGCAATAGCAACTGCACATAATAGTATAAATGGCTTTTTTAGATTTAATATCAACGAGCTTAACAACCAGTTTAGATCAGGTATAAAAACACCAGCACTTTTATTAGAGTCTTACAGCGCATCAATCGAAGAAAACACAAACAACACAGTAAACTTTAATAATCGTGACATGTCATTTTTATTATTGGACTTTACAGGTAATGCAGACAATTACAACAAACAAGACCTAGTCCTGGACAATCTAGAAAACGTGGCACTAGACATAATCAGTTATTTAAAACAACAACATAAAACCAAAGACAGTATTTTGTTTGGTATGTTGCAACCTAATAGTTTTAGACTAGAAAAAGTAGGTCCAATATTTGACAATATGTATGGTTGGAATATTTTGTACACGCTTAAAAACCACGAACCAATGACGTTTAATCCAGAAAATTGGACGTTTTAAAGTATTATGTTTTTTGTGTCCTATTTATAAAAACCGTTAAACTTTACATTTGAGTCAAATCATTTAAAAATTAATTATTCATTATGAAAACAAAATTCATTTTATCATTGCTATTTCTTATTGGATTTAGCGTTTCCGTAACCACAGCAACAGCTTCTGTTCATTTATTGGATAGTACAGTTGTAGACGTTGTGCAAAAGCAAGTGCCTACACAAGTAGTAACAGTAAATGTTGTTACAGTAAAAAACACAATGGACAATCCGTTGCAGGTTTTTACCAGTAATAGCAAAGCAACCTTTAAAACAACGCAATTAAAACAAGGTAGTTTAAATACTGAAGTTGGTGTAAAAAAACTAGATATTAATAGTTATCCTAACCGCACCAATGAGGTTAGCATAAATCAAATTGGTGTAAAAAAGCCAGCGATTAATAGGATGCTAACTACAACAAAAGTGTTTAAATATTACAATAATTTGCATAAAATATATAATAGGTCCAGTTGGTGTAGTACTAATATTTTAAACTGTCCTAAATCAAAAGCAAATCAAAATTTATATTTGTATCAAATCATTAGGACGATTTGAGTTAGTTTATTTTAAAGCATTAAAACCACTATGTAATTCTAGTGGTTTTTTTGTATATTTACATATATAAAAACATATCCATCGCAATTATGTATTTAAAGTCAAGAGGTCTGAACTCTTGACTTTTTTTTGTGTCCTAAATTAGCACAAGGTCAATAAGTATTTTTATACTATAATTAAGCATACTTATAATGAGTACCACACTATTAGAAAAAAAATTAGCTGCAGCTTCTGTCCAAAAACTTAGACGTAATTTACGCAGTGCAATTGCACAAACTACCAGTAATACATTTTCTGGCCAAGCTAAAAAAACAACTGCTAGATCTAAATTTATAGCAGGACGTTTAGACAGATTAACCATCGTGTCACCTCATTATATTTTTAAACAACATTATGGTTTTGAAGGCACTAAAAAAAATGGTGTGACTATGCGTCTTAAAGCAACCAATGTATTAAATGTGGCATTAGATAAATCTAACCTTCTGGAAGATTTAGCAACAGGTATTGCAAACATTAGAAGCGAAGAAGTAATAACAAAAATAAACTTCTAGTCATGGCAGATAAAAAAGTAACCAGACAACTATCCATTTACATAAATGATCGTGAAGTTGTAAACTCACTTGGTGGTATTGATCGCGAAATGTCAAAAGTTCGTGGCCAACTTAAAAACCTTAATAAAGGGACTGAAGATTATGACGCAAAATCTAAACAGTTAAAGGACACATTATCACAACTAAAAGACAAGCAAGCTGAGTTTAGAGAAGAAATTTACGACACTAACATCACTGCAAACCAAGCTAAAGAAACCTTCAGTAAATTGTTTTTAGGATTGTCCACTGGTAACATTGGATTGGTAAAAGAAGGTCTAAACGGAATTAAAGGATCTATTGTTGGTATCACTAAATCTGCTTTAGCTTTTATTGCTACACCATTAGGTGCTACTTTGGCAATATTAACAGGTGCATTTGCGTCTGCCAAACAAATATTTGACTACAATCGTGGTCTGGACGAAGCTAACCTAAAACTAAAATCGTTAGGTGTAACTGCATCAGAACTTTCTGGTGTTAGGTCAGAGATTGAAGCAACTGCAGAAACTTTTGACAAAGAGTTTAACGACATTGCAGAAAAAGCTAACAGTTTATCCAAAACCTATGGTATATCTATATCAGAAGCCAACAGTATTATTGCACAAGGTCTGGCAGATGGTGGAGCGCAAAACAACGAGTTTCTAGACAGTCTTGGCGAGTATGACAATTTTTTTGCTGCTGCAGGTTATAGCGCACAAGAATTTGTAAACATTGTCAATACTGGTTATGATCTTGGTATTTATACAGACAAATTACCAGATGCTTTAAAAGAAGCAGATTTGGCATTACGTGAGCAAACCAAATCAACACGTGATGCATTAGTTAATGCATTTGGTGCAAGTTTTACAGATGATATTTTAAACAAAGTGTCTTCTGGAGAAATCACAACAAAAACTGCTCTAGAAAACATTGCTGCACAATCAAAAATCACACAACTATCACAACAACAGCAAGCGCAATTAACAGCAGATGTTTTTAAAGGTGCAGGAGAAGACGCTGGTGGTGCATTGGCTATTCTAGAAACCGTTGGCCAATCTGCACAACGTGAGTTGTCTGCAACTGCTAAAGCACAATTAGAATTAGTTGAAGCTAATGAGCGTTTAAACAAAGCACAAGCAGAATTATTTGAGGTTGAAGGTTTTGGAGACCTATGGATTAATGTAAAAACAGTGGCATTAGATGCTTTAGTGTCTGTTTTAGAATATTTAACTGAAGTAAAACAAGATATTCAACCACTAATAGACTTGGTTGGTGGTGTATTTGTTGGTGCATTCTACATTCTTAAAAGTGTAGTTGTTGCAGTCTTTAATCAAATTGGTAGCTTTTTAAAAATATTTTCTACCAGCTTCAGATCAGTTGTAAACTTTTTTAAATTATTAATTCAAGGCGAATTTCTAGGTGCATTTAAAGCGTTTTTTGAAGGCATACAAAACATTGCTAAAAGTGTTGGTAATGTATTTATTGAACTAAAAAATGGTGCAATAGATATTCTGCAAGGTTTAGTTAAAGCTGCTGCACCAATATTAGATTTTCTAGGTGTTGACGTAGATAAATTAAAAGGAAAAATTGACGACTTAAAGTCTTCCAAATTTGAGTTAACCACCAAAACAAACGAAGTTAACCAGGTTGTTAATAATGAGTCTACAACAAAGGATCCAGAAGTTCCTATAATTACAACATTATCCACCGAAACTAAAGACCGTTTAGCTAAAGAAGCAGCAGAACGTAAAAAAATTGAAGAAGCTGAAGCTAAAGAAGCATTATCCAGAGCTGAAAAACTAGCAGACGCTAAAATTAAATTAGCTAAAGCAGAACTAGACTATTTTATTGCATCTAATAAAGAAAAAATAGCCAATAACGGATTAATTACTGAAGCCTTAATTGACCAGGAAGTTAAACGTCTAACTGCTATTTTAGATAAACAACAACAATTTAATGCACAAGAGTTAGCACGTAAATTGGTTGAAGCAGAAGAAAAAGCAAAATCTGAAGAAGAAGCCAGATTATTAAAAGAGGCTTTAACCTTAGAGTATTTACAAAAAGACCAACTTTTAGAGTTAGAATATTATAAAGCTACAGATGCTTTAAAAGAGGAGTACGACAACCAGCAAAAAGCATTAAAGGCAGAACAGGCTTTATTTCAAAAAGAGCTAGATCTAGAAAATGCTGCAACTGAGTTTGAAGAGCAAAGATTACGCAACCAACAACAGTACGAAGTAGAGCTTGAAGATTTAAAATCTAAAAAAGAAAAACAGTTAATTACTGAAGCGCAATACAACCAAGCAAAAACAAACTTAGAAGTACAGACATCTGAAGCTAGTAAAAAAATTACTGCAGCAGAAACACAAGCAAAAGCTGCTGCTTTTGGAGACTTGTTTGGTAACATAGCACAATTACTTGGAGAAAATACTGCTGCAGGTAAAGCTGCTGCTTTAGCAGAAGTAGCAATATCACAAGGTTTAGCAGTTGCTAGAGTGTGGTCTGCAAAAGACACATTACCATCACCTTTTAATATTATTGCTAAAGTGGCACAAACAGCATTGGCAATTGGTAACGTGGTGTCTGCTGCCAAACAAATCAATAGTGTTAAAACCCCTAAATTCTTTTATGGTGGACCAACAGGTAATAATGCTTATTTAGGCAATGACCAATTTGGTAAAGTAACTGGTGTTGTACACGATAATGAATATGTCATACCTAAAGTAATGACACAAGATCCACAATTTGCAGACACAATAAGTTGGTTAGAACAAAACAGACAGCAAAAATTAGGAAGGTTTTTTAATGGTGGACCAACAAGTGACAACGCAACAGTGACAACTGCACCACAAGCAGCAAGCCAACAAGACGACATAAAAACTAGTATTGATAGGCTAAACGCTTTGTTATCTAATGGTATTATGGCCAAAATGTTTTTTGGCTACCAGGAAGCAGACCAGATTAAAGACTTAATAACAGAAATTGACGACTCAACAGCTAACGGAACCTTAACATAAATGATACAGTTAATAGAATTTCCAGTACAAGACACCATTTTATTAGATGGTAACACAACTACAATTGTAGTACAATCAGATAATTCTGGTGCAGACTATTTTTTTAGAGCAAAAATATATATTGACGACCTTTTGTTTGATACACAATCGTGGAGCCGAAAAGATAATTTTATTGCTGAAAAAGATTTAAAATATTTATACTATTCATACTTTAATAACACCTTTAATAATGAGTTTGTAAACGGTTTAATACCACAAACACAGCTTAAAAAAAAGGTTAGTATTGTTATTGATGAAATTAGTATTGATACAGATTTAGTGGTGCAATCTGTTACAATGCCAGACTTTTATTTATTGTATAACTATAAACCAGAAGTGTTTAATGGTACAGAAACAATCCAAATATTAGGACTGAACACTAACTATTTTAGACTGCCAAGTGATGGTGTTATTGTAATTCCTTTTTATGCAAATACCAATAACCAAGCTATTACAGTTACAACAAAAACAGATGCAGACGTTGTTTTAAATACACAAACTATTGCTGCATCCACAGACAAACAAATACTACTGTACACTTATAATTTAGATACTTTAACTTATAGTAACTTATTTGTAAAAACAACAATTACAGTTGGAGAAGCAACCAAGACGTTTATTTATAAAATAAACAGGCTACCAGACTATAACGTTAAGCAGTTGGTCTTTAAAAATAATTTTGGATACTACATACCGTTTTATTGTTATGGTCAATTAGAGGTTGCTTCAGCGTACAAAACACAGACATATACAACTTTTAATGACACTGAAGCTATTTTTGCAATAGACCAAGACAAAAACTATAAGCTTAATACTAATTATTTATTGGATGAAGAGCAACCAATAGTAAATCAAGTGGCTTTAAGTTTAGACACGTATTTGTACTATAAAAATGCATATGTGCCAATTAACACTAGCATACGATCTTTAAAAGATTATGCAGACAAAGAGCATATTTATAATAACACATTAAATTTCACTTTTAAAACAGGACTACCAATTAATAACAATGGGTTTTTATCTGTTCCGGAAGTTTTAGATTTTGAGATTACTGGAGACGAAAACGCAGTAATAACAATTACAAAAGCGCAGTTTGAAGCTATTTATAGTAATCCAGTAGCTATATCAAAAATTGTATTTGACACATTACCTTTATCTGGAGTTTTAAAAGTGGTGTTGTTAGACACATCTGTAGGTCCAGTTACAACTGCAACATACTACACGTGGTCAGATATAGATTACTTTACATTCCAATCAGATGGTAATGACTCTGGAATACCATATGCAGACTGTTTATTTAGGTTAACCAATGGGTATCAGTTTTCAAATCAAGGCACATTAACTTTAAATATTAATGATTTGCCAGACATTAATTTACCACCAGTTATTTATCCAGATACAGATTTAGTCTTTGCTATTATTCGCGCACCTTCTGCTTCTGGAGACTACACAGTTACAGAAGTGTCAGTAATAGATCCAGAAGGTGATACCTTAACGTTGCTTTGGGACTTTCCAAATGCGCCAACTGGTTTTTCAATTACCAATCCAACATCAATTAATCCAACCATTGTTGCTGGTCCAACAGCAGTTGCAGGAACAGACTACCAAGTAAGGTTAACTGCAACAGATACTGCAGGAAATAGCACGCAAAAAGTCTTTTTAACCAATGCTAATAATTATGCATCCAGAATAGCAAGTACTTTAGACAACACAGATGGAGACGTTAAAACGTACACAATTACAGTTGATAATGGTGTGCCTTCAGAAACTATTGACTTGGAATTTGATTATAATGTGTATTCTACTGCAAAACATGTTGCTGTGTTTTCAGAAGATCCAGAAGCTGAAAAAATAGTACAGTTATTAAACCGTAAACAAACGTTTACTAAAACTTTTGATGCACAAGGTGAAATAAACTTTGAAATAAAAATACATGATGTTGGAGCAGACTTTGCTAGTTTAAAGATTAAGCAGAATAGACCAACTGGTAATTTGATAATTGATAAATCTTTTGAAACTATTACTTTATGAGAATAATAAAAATAGTAGCCAACAACATCGAAATTGATTTTGTAGCATCTAGCTTAACTTTAAAAACAGAAAACAATGCGTTTTCTACAGATTTTAAAGTGACACATACATCATTTCCTTTTTTAATTATTGAAAACACAGACACTAAAAAAGCTTTAGGACCAAAAGACATAACGTCCATCAATAAAAAAAAGGTGATTGATGTTGATGTATTTGAATTAGATGTAAAGTATAAAGGACAGCTTCAAGTGTTAAGTTATATTAATGGTTTTAGAAAATGCAATTTAAAATATGCTTCAGAGATTTTACCATTGCTGTCACAACCAATAAAAAACTTTATGCCAACCGTTTCTGTTATTCCTGGAGAAACGGAACCAGTAACGTATTTAGAAGACGCAACAGAAGTTACTCCAGGATCAGAGCATTGGCCAGCGTATGTTGCGCCATATTTAAACTTTGTATTTCCACAAGTAAAATGGCAGTTTCCTACAATGAGTTATGATAATTTGTTTGCAGATGAGCGCAATCCAGAAGATGCTTGGTTTTTGTACCAACGTAAAATAAACAAGGTAAACTACAATGCAGGCACATATCAATTAATAGAAAATGAGTATCAAATAGAGTCTAATGTTTTAGATGTACAAAACCGTAATGTTGTAGCTCCACAAATATTTTTATTGACACCTTTATACTATATTTTTAATAGTATTGGTTTTAAAATAAAAGGAAACGCAATATCAAATGCCTTTTTAAGACGTGTGTTATTTTTAAGCTTTGCAAATAATTTAACAAAGGTTAATTTACTAGCGACACAAACACCAGTTATATTACCAACAGGAGCCTTTACCAATTGGAATATTATTGACCAAAATTATCAACCATCAAAAATTGCAGATATTGTAACAGGCGCACCAGGAACATTTAAACTTAAATATTATTTAAAAATTTATAGTCCAGAGGACAATGTAGACAGCTACTCAGAAGGTAAGTTATATTTAAGTACAGCAGATGGAGAAGTGATTACTATTTTTAATTTGCATATTGATAGTAATGACAGATCGTTTTGGATATTTGAAGGTGAAGCTTTATTTAACGTGTCAGTGGCATCTGCATCATCAATTAATCGTTTAGTTTATGTAAACGATTTACAACAAATGCCTATGGAATACGACATAAGTGTATCGCTAGAAGAGGATAACAAAACGTATTACCAAATGCATCCAACTATTGACACTAGTCGTTATGTTCCAGATTGGACAGTTGCAGATTATTTAAACGAGCTTAAAAAAACGTTTAATATTTCAATAGATCCAGACGATTATAAAAAAGAAGTTAGTTTTTCATTAAATGAAACTATTGCTGCAAACGTAACACCAGAGATACTAAACAAATCGCTTAAAGTATCTAGTTATAGTACAGTTGCAAACACGAGCTTCACATTAAAATATGCTAATAATGAAGACGACGCATTATTTATAACAAGTGACAGTGCTGAAGTGTACACTAATCAAATAGATGATTTTAACAAGACCATCCAAAACAAATTTAAATTTGTCCCAAGCAATTATTTTACAACAGAACTATCTGAAGCGCTAGAAGATAAAGATGGTGTTGGTTTAATGCTGTATGATGTTGCTAGAATACCTAATACGTCAGATAATTATTTAGGCAATACTTTAAAGTTTACAGGAGCTGGAAACTTATATGTGCAATTTTGGAAAAAATGGCTAAAATTTAGACTTTCGGCTTCAAGCCTAGAAATAGAAGGACCATTTACTAGACAAGAAATCCAAAAATTCGCAAACAAAAAAGAAATTTATATTGACCACCAACATTATAGAGTGGTTAGTTATGAATTTACAGAACAGACACCAGGTGTAAACATTGTCAAATTTAGTTTAGAGTCTGTGAATTTATAATTTGGTCTAAATTATCAACTTCAACATTTATTAAACGCTCCACAACATGCACATATATCATGGTCGTTTCAATTTTGGAATGACCTAATAAATGTTTTAGATTTTGAAGCTGTCCACCTTTAATTAAAAACTGAGTTGCAAAAGTATGTCTAGAAGTATGAAAGGTTAGTTTTTTTCCAAAACCTAATTGTGTGTTAATCAATTTTAAAGTACGGTTAGCATGTTCATTTGTAAAAGTAGATTTAAAAAAAGTGTCTTCAGTAATAATTTCCAAAGCAGTACTATTTAGTTTTACCTTCTGGATTTTATCTGTTTTTTGTGATGTAAATGCAACATAATCACCAATAATATTATCTGGAGTTAATTTTATAACGTCGCTGTAGCGTAAACCAGTAAAGCAGCAGAATAAATATTTTTGCAATATTGGTTTGTAGGCTTCTGGCGCAAACTCACTATTATAATATTTATAAAGTTTCATTATTTCAACAGCTTCTAAAAAGACCATTTCACCTTTCATGCTAGACACTTTTATATCATTATATCTAATTTTAGTGTTAATACCTTTGGCATTAGCAGCATGTAATATTTTTTTAAACGTTTTTAAAATACTTTGGATCGACGCTTTTTTGTAGTTGCGTTTGTTTTTTAACCAGGCAATTAGATTATTAATAAGATCTGGAGTTATATCGCTAAACAATAAGTTGGTTTTAAAATCCTTAACAACCACTAGCTGTGATTTTTGCGAACGATGTGTTGTTGGTCTTATAACCTTATCGTTTAGTTGATTATTTAATAAAGCTTCAGCAAACGCATAAAAGCACACTCTTAAACTTGGCTGTGTTAAATCAACCATAAACTTTTTTAAAGTTAAAGACTCATTGCTTAAACGATAATTGACTTCTATTTTATTAATGTCTGCTAATATTTTTTCGATTATTAAATTATAATCATTAGCAAAATTACAATTAGACTTAATTCTTTGCTTCTTTTTATCAAAATGGATAGGCTTAACAGCGATGTCTAACGGAATTATTTTTTTCTGCTTATTTATAAACACTTGGATGTAAATTCCAGAAGTACCATCCTTTCTAATATACCTGTCATTTATCTTTACTTTGTAGGTTAACTTCTCACTCATATTTTGCGCGTAGTTTATCGCGTAGTTATTATTGATAAAGTCTAACGTGTTTAAAATTGTGTCCATAATTCTAGAAGTCTTAATGTTTATAAACGAATAAAGGCGATGTAATTACAATTTTTAAGTTGTAAAATACATCGCCTTTTTTATTATTGTGACCTCGACAGGATTCAAACCTGTAACCTCTTGAGCCGTAATCAATAAAACCTACTTATCGTCGCTACATGTTTTGTGTGTAAATACTCTGTAAATCACTGTTTTGAGAGGTTTGTTTACTATTTGTTAATATTTAATAATAGTCTATTACACTATTTTTCTGCAAATTTTCTGCAAATAATATATATTTGCAGAAACATTTAT